GTAATTTTAGATCCAATACCAAAAGAACCTAATGAAGTTCCTTCATAAGTTCCATCTTCTCTGTATTTACCAGAAGTATTAAGAACACTAAAAGCAGCTTCAAGAATTGTTTTACCATCTTCTCTAAAGCTGTTGCATATAAAACCTTGTCCATAATCTCGTACAGAAACTGTATCTCCAATTATTGTTATATCAATACGATTACCATTTCCAAGACGAAATTCATCAACCGCATTAGAAATAATTTCTATTAATAATTGTGTTGAATAAGTTGTATCACCTGCATAAACTCCTGGGCGTAATCGTGTAAATTCTAATGGAGAAAGACTTTCAATACTATCTTCATTATAAAGTTTTGCCATAAATTATTTCTCCTTTATATTTTCTATAAATATTATAGCAAAATTTTTGTAAAATTGCAATTTATATTAAGTCTTTATCTTTAATGACAATTGGACTTGACTTTTCAAAAATTTTTCGCTATAATATAAAAAAGAAAACAAATGACAAAAGTGGGTAGAAACGTAATATATATATCTATAGACAAAAATAACGGTGTGTAGTATTTAATACTACACACCTTTTTTATTATATAATTTCAACATATCTATAATTAATAAAACCATAGATTTTATTATCTATACAAATGTAATACCATGTTGTTCCATTATTAGCTTGAATGCTATCGCAAATCTAAATAACTTTATCTTTATAAATAAATGGAATGCTCTTTAAAGGATTAAATTCAACACCTGCCCAACTTCTTACATATAACGCATTAGCTGTAACCTTAGCTTTAGCAAAAGTATTTCGGGCGGGAGAGGCTTTACCTGTTCTTGTAAATTTGGTTTTTGAGGTTGCGATTAATTGTTTATTAGTTGTTTTTGCGGGAACCACCTTCTCTGAAGATTGAGGTGCTGCCTCCGCATTTTTATATTTAGGTTTAGCATATCCTCGAATATTACCATTTGCAACTTGTAAGGTTTTTCGTGCAACCACGCCGCCATTTCCTGTATTTCCTTCTATTGTAGTAATAATATTTCCTTCTACCTTTTCAACAATACCGATATGATCTGCAAAACCATCATTGGGTTGAGTTCCATCATCCCAATTATAAGTTATAATCCATCCTGGCTGAGGAGTAACTGAACCATTTTCCTACCATATACCAGCTTTTTTAAATAATTGGATATGTCTTTCAACACCACATTCCGTTCCGCCTATTAAATCGACAGCATTATTTTTAATGAAGGCCGCAGAAAGAGTTGTATCACAATAGTCATCAGTATATTTAACTTTATAACCAACGGCAAGAGGCTTATGGTCATTATAAATATCAATTATATCTCTATGAGTCTGCTTAGCCATGCTTTTTCCAATCCATCCTGCCATTGTATTAATTATATCTTGGGCGGAAGTGCCTTTAGTCTAAGCAGCCTTTTCCTCTTTCTTTTCCTATTGTCCATAATAAAAATTCATATCTACATTTCCTGAAATACCATTTACTTTGCCTTTACTTGAATATTGATGATAAATACAATCATAATGAGGAGTAGCGTTATAATCAGCTAACCATACGAAATATTTTTTTATGGTTGCCGCATCATACCAATTTTTATAATAATCTTGATTTAAATAAAAACCTGTCTTATATCCTTTACTTTTGATATAATCACAAAAGGCATTAGTAAAATTAATACAGTCAGTCCTTGTTAATTTCACATGTTTTTCTTTAGCATCATCAACTGTATCATATTCAAAATCATAAAAAATGATTATATCTTTTCCTAATCCCGCCTTCTAAACATTTTTTATACAGCTTTTAGCTTCCTCTATTGCATCATTTCTATTTAATGGATACGCAAAATGATAAACACCATGTATATCTATTCCAGCTTCTTTAAATTTTTTAACGTTAGTTAAAAAATGTTTATCAATTTGTTTTCTATATCCCTAACGGATAATAACAAAATTTATTCCTGCTTTTTTAACTTTTTTAGCATCTATATTACTACCTTGATGCTAAGAAATATCTATTCCTTTTAAAGCCATTTTTTCTCCTTTCTGAACAAAAAAACGGGAGATTACTCTCCCGCTTCTTCATCCATTTTTACTTCTGGAAGTCCTGCTAAGCTAGTCATAAGTGAAAGTCCTGCAGCAACGCATGCAACAGAACAAACATAAGTCCAATTTACTTCACTAATTGCTGCTCCTACTCCAACCATAGAAACAAAAGATTGTGCAAATGTTTTAATTGCTCTTATGCCAGCCGCCTTCATCCATCTCTATGATTTTTCACTCATAGTAAAAAACACCTCCTTTTTATATATTATATATAAAAAAGAAGTGTTTATTTTTTATTTTTTTGACCTTTTTTCTTTAATGTGCTGTAAATATTTTTTATTATCTTCAAGGCTACGATTAATTGATTCAATCCATTCTTTTAGAAGATTAATATTTCTTTTATGGTATTCAGTCATAAAATGAAATCTTAATCGTATCGTTCTTGTTATTAAATATTCATCATGAGAATTAGAATAAACATTATGCGCAATATCTTTAGTCATTCTTTCTATAGTATGAAGAATAATTCTTTCTCGTTTTAATTCATCTTTATAGGCCTTACGCATAGCTTTCATTTCAGCTATACGTAAGCCTGTATATTTACTTTGGATTTCTTTGTCATCAGGATGAATTTTAGCAACTCCAGTATATGTCCCTCTTTTGGTTTTTACTGTAACAATAGATCTACCTGTTACAGGATCAAAAGTAGAATTAGAAAGTTTTATTCTTAGTTGCATCTTTATTTCCTTTCTTTTTTATAACGTAGTCTCTGATAATGATGATAGTCATTTCTACAAAAAGAGTTCCTACAATTCCTACAAGCACAGGATTTACAATCATTCTTTCTTCTCCTTATATTTATTAATATCTTTAATTATTTGCTCTATAGATACGGGATAACAATTATGAGCATCCATTGCTACATTATAAATACTATATTGTCCAAATTCAAATTTATTAGAACTATGAGTATGTCCAGATAGATTCCAAAAGAAACGTTCTTCTTCAAAATTACCTACAAGAGTAGGATAATGAGAAAGATAAAACATTTTCCTTTTACTATATTTATAAATTGATGCAAAACCAAGATATGTCATACCGTATTCTGTTTGATATTTATTAAGTTTGTTATTTGTATCATGATTACCCCAAATAACAATTTTTTCCCCATTTAATACTTTATAGACACGATTCCATTCTTTTTCGTTTCCGCTCATACATAAGTCACCAAGAATATAAACAGTATCTTCTGGAGTGACAATACTATTCCATCTTTTTAAAATTTCTGTATCATGTTCTTCAACTGAAGAGAAACCGCGCGGCCGCCAGATAAAATCCTTATCGTGACCAATATGAAGATCTGATGTAAAATAAGTAGCCATATTATTTCCTTTTTAAAAGATTTGTTGATTGTTCGCTAACAACATATATATAATCAAAAGGTTCATTATAGGTGGGCGGTTCTAATCTAGTATACATATTATATATCTCATGTGGAGGTACATAAGTACGATTACCTTTCCTTGTTTCATTACGTTCAAGACATGTTTCCAGAGGAAGATTCATATATACACCTATTACTATTGTTTTAGTGCGGTCAATATGAAGTTTATTAAAAAGTTTATAACGACTTTTAAGGTTAAGATGAGTTGCATCTGCTATAACATTATGGCCCATACGCAGTCCTGTATTTATTTGTGAAATGAAATCTTTATAAACTTGATTTTCTTTTGCAAAATAATTATCCTTTTCTGTAAGTAAACCAAATCTTATTTTATCTCTTGAAACCCAATCCATATCTTTATTAGCAAGTAGAAAATGAGCGTATGTGCTTTTTCCAGAACCAGGTATACCTATCATAATATATAATATATTTTTATTCATATTTTATATAATAACTCCATTTTTTTACAATATATTTTTTAAAATTTCTAAGAGTATACCATCCTTTTTCATTAAACCATCCATAAACATGATAAATACCAACATATGGAAATTCAATTTCTAAATGAACAGGTTTATTATTTGGTGGTAATTTTTCTTTTGGTGAAAACCATTTTATTTTTTCCATGTAAAAAATCCTTTTTTAAAAATTTAAATAGTAAAAGGAATTTTTATTCCTTTTACTATTTATTTTTATTGATGATACTTAATTAGAAATTCATTAGATACAGCTTTAAAAGATTTACTTCCATCCTCAGAGCGGAATACAATACCTTCTCTCATATCTCCATCAATCTGAGATTTGTTTGTTGCGTATTTAAGAAGTTCTTCTACTGTATCAGGAAGAATAAATCTAGTATCAACAACGGGAACACAAGGAATACGATAATAGTCTTCAAGTAATTCCCGCATTTTAAGAGTATTAAATCTTCCCTTGTCAGAAGTAATAAAGTTAAAAGCCATAAAATCATGTCCCTTGAGATGATAATCTCTCTTTTGTACTCCCGCTCCATAAGTTTCGCCTTGAATAGTAATCCACTCTGCAAGAGGGAATAATGTCAGCATTTCAGTTAGAACATGTTCAATATGGTATTTTTCTGCCATCTCTGTATAGATATTAGTTTCATAAAAACATGTTTTATCAGGCTTATCAAAGCAGACGTTACGAGAACAAACATAAAACTCATTTTTGTGAGGCCATTTTCCGCGCTTAATGGTAAAGGTAGTAGAAGAACCATCAATCTTTTCAGTTGCAATCCAAGGGTTTTTATCTTGAAGAATCCAAGGCATATTCTGTACTCTTTCCTCATCAGTTTTCTTTACCCAAGCAGGCCAGCCAGTTTTATCTCTCTTCTTTCCAAAGAAAATAAAAAGAAATTTCTTTCCCCATTCCCGTTTCATAAGCCAGCGGAAAGGTTGCTTTGCAAAAAGTTTACCGTGGCGTTGAGCCATCTTCTTATATTTATCTACAGAAGGAGCTTTTCGCACATTATCTTCTGCAACATAGTAAGTTACACCAAGCTGTTTAGTAAGAAAACGAGAGTTATTCCCAGCATTGTGTTCAACTCCGTTGGAGTCATGAATAGAATAACCATAATTATGATTTTCAATAGTCCAATTAAGATTAGCGGCAGATATAAGTAAACCTTGGCTCAATGATTTACACATCTTTTGAGTTTTTACACGATACTTCTTTTTAACAAGAAATTCCATATCGGTAAAAGGTTTTACTTCAGGAAGTTTAGAGTCAATTTCAAAATAAATTGCGGGGTCTCCCGCTTTAAATTCTCCCTTACCGACAACGATAGTCCACCCGCCGACATGAGCAAGTTCAACTCTGTCATATCCTTCAATAGGGGTAACGTTATCAATAATTACGACGTAAGCAAGTTCTCTTTCGTTAGTTTTTGAATTAAGCATAGAAAAAACCTCCTTTCATATCTTTACTGTTGACGATTCTTTCAATAAAAAAGATTTTTTCTTCACTTGAAAGAAAATCACTTTTTAATATTTTTTTAATATTATTTATTTGAGATTCCATACGAATGTAATCGGGGTCTTCATCAGGGTCAAACAGTCCCATTTTTAATTTTTATCCTTTCCCATAAATGTCACAAAATCTTCAAAATACAAACTTAATGTATCATCTTCGGCATAAAAAATATCTTTTCCATAATAAGTTTTATACCAATCTTCAAATATAGACAAAAGTTGTCCCACTCTTAACTCAGGACACTGAATATGAAGATTTTTAAAATCATCCCAAAAGTTCATAATTTCTATAAATCTTTTACGACAGTTTTCTTCATTAGGGGTATTAATAGCATTTAATCTAATATTACTCATTTTAAATCATCCTCATGTATACTTTCTCTATCTTCATATTCTGCAAGTTTATTAATAATCTTCATAAAAGGGCAAATTGAACAAATATCTACATGAAGACGAGAAGGGTATATGTCATATATTTCAAACATCCAATCCTCTGCTTCACATTCCTTATGTCTACATTCAAATTCTGATGTGGGAGAAGTTAATCTTTTAAACATTTTTTCATCCTATCGGCATACCTAAACTTTTAAATTTAATTTTATTAAAAATTTCTGCTATCCATTGTTTTTGAACCATACCATTTTCTACTGGATATTGTTTTAATTCTTTATAAAAATCTTCGATATAAACAGCTTCTATAGGTCGTTTTGCCCATTCTTTATAAAAATTATTTTTCATTTTTTCATTTCCTTTCTCATTTCTTATAAATAAATTTTATCAAAAATTTATAAAAAAAGCAAGAAAAAATTGTTTGACCAATTTTTCTTGCTTGTAAAAATTAACCCATCTTTGTATTAATGATATTTTCTAAAGATGTTCCACGAAGAAGCTTATTAACAGTATCAGCAACAGATTCACCATTTGCAAGAGCATAAGGGCTAATGCTTTCCATACCTTCTTTAAGAAGCTCTGCCTGAGTACTTGCGGAAATAGCAGCAATCAAACCGGGACTAATAGAAGCCATAATTTCTTTTACAGTATTAGCATACGCTTCCTGTTTACCTTTTTCGATTTCAGCGAGAGCCTTTTCATGTTCGATTTCAGCTTCACGCTTTTCTTTTAATCTTTTCATTTCTGCGGTTTGGTTAGCAGTAAGAAGAGCCTGTAGGTCATTCTGAGCCTGAGCAGCCGCCATTTCAGCTTCTCTGTGTTTAGTACGAATATCTTCTTCATTCTGCAACTTTCGTTCCAGTCTTGCCTGTTCAAGTTCAAGTTCAAAGAGAGCACTTTCATTTCTGATAGCAGCTTCTTCTTTTTCCTTTTCTGCAAGAGCAGTAGTAGCCTTTACACGAGCGTCAGCATCAGAAAGTTCAATTTCTTTTCTAACAAGTTCATTCTGATAAAAATCAAGAGTTTTTGCAATAATCTGGTCTACGCTAATATCAAGAATATCAACGTCATTAACAATCATACCATTATCTGTGAAAACTCTTCCAGGTTTATCTGTATCCTCAGTAATATCAAGAACAATATTTCTAATGATTTCTGTAGAATTGCCGTAGAAATCTTTAATATTGTATTTTCTGATTTCTCTCTTGACAAGAGTTCTCATATTATCACAAAGATATTTTACATAATTATTAATAGCAAACCAAGAATCCTTAGAATCTTCAAGGAAACTTACACAATAATTAAGTTTAACTGATACAGCAACAGAGTCTGCGGTAACTGCATTGATAATATCTGTTACTCTATTGTTTTCAATCTGAAGGAAGGCAGTCTGGAAAGCAGGCTTAGGAGATTTAGGGGTTCCGCCAGAAAGTTCAATAGCTTCAACAGTCTCATCATAATCAAGCAAACGAGTTGTAGGTCCGATTACAATTTCTCTATGACCAGCCTTAGACACAATATTTACTGCATAACCTGTCCAAATATCAAGCGCGACGACACCTTCATATTTAGTATCAAGAGTAATAGTTCTAGGCTTAGTATAGCTTACTCCACGAGAAATATTTGCATTTGCTTCAAAAATTGCAAGTGTAGATTCCTGATTTGCAGTAGAATATGCTGTATTAAGCATATCTGTGATTGCGGAAGATGTAGTAAGTCCCTTATGAGAAAGTTTTTCAACAGCCTGTTCAGTAAGACCATTATTATATTTCAAAACTTCCATATTGCCAGGATACATCAATTCACATTCTTTTGCTGTTAGTTTTCTTTTAACAACAACTTCTGTGCGAGGGTCAGGTAGATACATCTGAGGACCACGTACTGTAGTAATTTCGCCAGTAAGTCTATTAAGGATATAACGGCCTTCGCCTTCAGGAATAGCAATTGCGTGATGCATATATTTACCATCATACTGAATCATTGCATGCTCAGGACGAGGATAATAAATCATCTGGTCATTACCAGTAATAAACAGTTCTTCTCCAATAGGATGATGAATTGTTTTTCCATCTT